TCCAAGTACATGCCCGCTTTAACTGTTTACACAGTAGCTACGCTTCCCAGTGCAGCGACCGCAGGTGCAAGCGCTCGGTCTTTTGTCTCTGACGCAACAGCTACTACATTTGCTTCTACCGTAGTTGGCGGGGGTGCAAACAAAGTTCCCGTTTACTCAGACGGAACCAACTGGAAAATAGGGTAAAGATACAATGCAAACCACTGCCATCTAAGGACTATTTATGAGCCTACAACTCGCTGCCAAACATTTAGCCCAACAGGGGCGCGGTAATGACTCCGCGCTCGTCCACATGGCCCCCAGAGAATTGGCGAGCTTGCAAGCTCTTGCGCAAAAACACGGTGGCTCTTTATCTATCAACCCCCAAACTGGCTTGCCCGAAGCTGGGTTCTTAGAGAGCTTGCTTCCCGCTATTATTGGCGGCGGTTTGTCCGTTGCGTCAGGTGGGACTATTGACCCCATGACTGCGGGTATGCTGGTTGGCGGTGGGCAGGCTATGTTGACCGGAGACTTGAACAAGGGTCTGATGGCCGGTATCGGTGCTTATGGTGGCGCTGGTATGGGGCAATACATGGCCAATGCGGGTTCGGTTGTACCCGCCGCCGCCGCAAAAGAAACAGTAAGCATCCCAACTGCCGCAGAAATTGCACCCGCCCGAGCTATAGATACAAACGTGGAGTCAGGTGCAGCTAGCCAACCCGAGCTGTATCAACATGGGGCATACATGCCCGAAAAAACGGGGTTTTCATTTAGTAACAATTTAGGTAACGTTGAACAAGATATAATCCCCACAAGCTATAGCCCAACTGCGGACGCAAAAAGCGATATTACTGCGGGATACAACGCCGCCCCATCAGCAAGCCCACCTAAAGATTTCGCTGCATTCCAGCGGGGGCTCACTATGGACAACACATTGGGGTTTATGAAGGCCCACCCTATGCAAGCCGCTGCGTTGGCTTCTGGCCCAATTATGGAGGCTACTACACGTCCTCCTCCCACCGCTGCTGTAGATTCAGACAAAGGCGCAAACGCCAATGCTGGCATTAAGTACCATGCTAACTTCGTTAACCCAACTCCTGCGCCTAACCGTTATGGCATAGAGCAGGTATACAACCGCCCCACTTACATGGCTGAAGGTGGCCAAGTAGAGCACTATGTTGCTGGTGGGTTAACCCCCGCACTACGGGCGTATCAGCAGTTGCAACAACAACGGGCTAGCCGTAGGCCTCAAATCAATGCTAAACAGCAGTTTGATGACTACATGAATTCCGTTCGCGGTGGAACTACAAAACCAAAATTTTGGACGCCTCCAGCACCTGCACCCACACCCGCGCCAATTGCACCAACTCAACCTATTGATACTTCCAATCAAGGCGGTGGCGGCGGTGGCAGTGGTAGAACACCGGCAGATTATTCTGCTGCGGGAGAATTTAACCCAACTAGCGAAGGCGCGTATAACGTATCGCGTGCAGGGCAAAGCATTAGCACTATATCCCCACTCCTTGGTGGTGTTGTAGGCGCATATGGCAACTACTTAGCCAAGAATGTTGACCCTAACTACAGCCATGAGGCTATGCGTAAACCAATTGCAGTAGCGCCTTTTGTAGATGTAAATAAATACGATAGTAATTTTTACGATGCCCCACTAAGTTCACGTACGGATATTTCTGGTTACCCCCTGCGAGAGTCTGAACTGCGCAGTCTTGAGAGCGGGTTAAGCTACAAAACACCAGCGCAAGAAGCAGCGGAAGCGGAATTTAATGCGATAGCAGCAGCAGCAGCAGCAACAGAAAATAATACCCCCACAGACCCGTTTACTGGCCTACCCAAAGCACAAGTTGCTGCGGGGGATAACCTGCTTATGGGCACAGTTATTCCAGCGGCAAGTGAATCTAATCCTTACGGTCTAAACTACCAAAAACCAGAGGCAGCAACTAACCCGTTTGTTAATTCAGTTTCACCAGATGGATTTACTACTACGGGCATGACCTATACGATGCCTGTTAATGCTGAAGAAAGGGCTAATGATTTAAGCGATTACGGCGCGGTCACCAACAAATTTAACCTAGGTACTTTAACTCCCGATTCATTAAACTATGCGGGCACTGGAGTTTCGGATACATTAAATATGTCTTCTGTGCCCGAAACTACCCCAACAGAAAAAAACATAACGTATACCCCTGCGGAGCAAACAAGGATAGACAGAGAACAAGCTTTACGCGATTTGCAATCAGCGCAAGAACGCCAATCACCAGATTCAATTGCTAAATACCAAGCGCAAGTAAATGAGTTAAATGCTCTATCGTTGATGCGCGACAATATAGACACGTTTGGGCCTGTTACTGCGGGTGATGCCGAAGGTGTTTCCGTAGTCCCAGTCTCCGCCCCTGAAGCTGCCCCAGCCCCCGGTGTTGACCCGTTCAGAGAAAGTATATCCACACAAAATGTTGTGTATGGGCCCGATGGAACGGAGTATGGTACTCCTGCTGCTGCTCTGGCTGCTGGTGTGACTAACTACACCATGTCTCCACCTGTTGGCATGCCAATTACCCCTATCATCCGGCCTCTTGACCCGTACGCGGTAGATGCTGGCTACGCAAATACCCCGGCCCCAAGAGACAGACTTGGCGAACTTAGCGCGTCCTACGGTGGACTTGGAAGTGCTTGGCAAGGGGTTGTTGACCGGGAGGGAAACCCTGTATTGACTAGCCAAGGTGCTGCTGAAAAAGCATTCCTAGATTCTCCTCTAGGTATTACAACCGGTAATTTGAACGCGGCTAAAACTTACGCTCCACCTCAAGACCCTGCCCAACAACAGCAAGCAGCAGCCCAAGCAGCAGCCCAAGCAGCAGCCCAAGCCGACCGGGAACAAGCAGGACGTGAAGCAGCTAGGCAAGCAGAAGCCCAAGCAGCAGCCCCTGCGCCAGCCCCTGCGCCAGCCCCCGCTCCCGCTCCCGCTCCCGCTCCCGCTCCCGCCCCTCCAAGCGAAGGTAGAGACCCAGAAGCTACAGGTAGAGACCGTGACACAAGCCCAGTCGGTTCAGAGCATGAAAATGTAGGGGACCGTGATAGTGGTGGTGGTGCAGATGCCCGAGGTGGGTATTTAGCCCACGGTCAGTTTGACCAACGCATGGCCCGTGGTGGGAATGTGCACGGCAACCTACGCCCACCTCATCCGTTTTTTCAAGATGGCAAATATAGCTTCCACCCCCCGCAGATGTACGCAGATGGCGGTGAGTTAGACCCCTATAATCTTGGTTCTTATTCCGATGGTGGTCGGCTGCTCAAGGGCCCCGGTGATGGTGTGTCCGATTCCATCCCAGCCACTATTGGTAAGGGGCAACCTGCTCGGCTAGCCGACGGTGAATTTGTGATTCCTGCGCGAATTGTTTCTGAGATTGGCAATGGCTCTACAGAAGCTGGCGCACGTAAGCTTTACGCTATGATGGACAGAATTCAATCGGCACGAGGTAAAACTGTGGGTAAAGGCAAGGTAGCAAAAAACACTCGCGCAGATAAATATTTGCCTAGATAATCATGCCCTTGTACCAAGTAGCCCCCCGTGAGTTACCTGAACTTTGGCCAATTGCTGCCCCTATGTTGCAAAGAGCCATTGATGTTGAACCGGATTTCATAACTATCGAGCAAGCGGAAAACTTTATCCGCACTGGCAAAGCTCATTTGTTGGTATGGGAAGAGCCCGATGTAGGTGTTACCGGGGCTGCGATGGTTGAGTTTCTTGATTACCCACGCGAACGCGTTGCGCATATAAGTCTTACAGGTGGCAAAGGCATAGCAAATCCGCTGGTCTTTGGTGAAGTTAAAAATTGGATGCGTCTGTATGGGGCTACTAGAGCCCAATGCTGGACCAAGGGTGCATTAGTCCGTGTGTACGAAAAAATTGGGTTTGAAAACACCCAACAAGTCATGCGGATTAAGCTGTAAAGATTAAGGAGTCATCATGTCAGGCGGAAGCAGTTCACCAACACCAACCTCGACCACAACAGGTCTAGCAGCACTGCCAGACTGGGCGCAGGGCTACGCCAAAGATACGCTATCCAATGCAGCATCGCTCACAAACATTAACACCAACCCGTACCAACAGTACGATGCGCAACGCATTGCAGACTTTTCTCCGTTGCAACAGCAGGCCCAGCAAGGCGCTGCCAACATGCAGACTTCCGGTGCCATTGGTGTTGGGCAAGACATGGCGCAAGCAGCGGGTCTTTCCGCATTGGGAACTAACTACAACGCAAGCAACTACGGCAGTCAATTTAACCCCCAAGGCATTGGGTACGGCGCACAAACAATGCAGGGTTACCAGATGGGCCCTGCCGAGCGTATAGGCACTCAAAGTTTTGCTCAGCCCGGTGCAGCGGATGCTTACATGTCTCCGTACATGCAAAACGTGGTGGACATCCAAAAGCGTGAAGCACAACGCCAGTCTGGTATTCAAGGCACGCAACAGCAGGCACAGGCAGTTGGAGCAGGAGCTTTTGGTGGAAGCCGCGATGCTATTCAGCGTGCAGAGCGTGAGCGCAATCTTGGCACTCAAATGAACGACATTCAAGCGCAGGGTTCTCAAGCCGCGTTTGGCCAAGCACAGCAACAGTTCAATGCAGAGCAGCAAGCACGGTTGGCAGCACAACAAGCTAATCAACAAGCAGGACTTACCACTGGAATACAAAACCTAGGTGCTGCACAACAAACTGGATTGGCTAACTTAGCTGCTCAGAATCAAGCCGGGCAGTTCAACGCTGGGCAGAACCTGCAAGCCGCAAGTCTAGGTGCTCAATATGGGCAAGCAGCTAATCAGCTTAACGAGCAGTCTCGCCAGTATGGTGCGGGTCTGGGATTACAAGGTCTTCAAACGGGGCTGCAAGCAGCGGGTCAACTTGGTACGTTGGGGCAGAATGAGTACGCCCAGAATATGGGCATCAACCAGCTACAGGGCCAGTATGGTGCACAGCAGCAAGCTCAGCAACAACAAGGACTTACTCAGTCCTACCAAGACTTCCTGAACCAGCAGAACTACCCATACAAGCAGATGGGCTTCATGTCCGACCTGCTTCGCGGTTTGCCGTTGGGTCAGCAGTCTACGCAGTCTATCTATCAAGCCCCCCCGTCAGCAATTCAAAACATTGGCTCTTTGGGTCTGGGCGCGTATGGCGCGAAGCAGTTGGGTATGTTTGCTGATGGCGGACAAGTGCATAGCTATGCCGACGGTGGTGATGTCAACTCGATGGATGACCCAAACGCAATGACTGCGGCAGTAGCCAAACTTTCTGACGAGCAACTAAAGCAAATCATTCAACGCCCATCTAGCGCAGCCGAACTCCAAGCGGCTCAACTAGAACTAGCTACCCGTGCATCTGAAAAAAGTGGACTTGCTGGGGCTTACAACATGGCTCAAGGTGGCATGGTTGCTTTCGCCCGTGGTGGTATCCCTAGGTACGATGGAGAAAATGGTAGTGTGGTTGATGGAGGTACTAATTACGCCGCACTTGATTCTTTATCCAATAACTACGACTCTGAAGACGACGACGAAGATACAACCGGTGTAGTTGATTCAAAAGGAAACCCCGATGCGTACAACCAAGTTACGCAAGAATACCTAAACATGCTGCGGGATAACAAAGACCGTTCAGGTATACAACTGCGTAGCGATAAACAAATGGAAGACGCAGCAATGGCCCGATATGGGCGTATGAACGAGAGAATTGGCGGGGATAAAACCTACACCGATATTCAAGACCAGATTTCCAAAATGCGCGGAGAAAATGAAAGCGCGTTAGGTGAAGGTAAAGGACTGGCTGCACTTCAAGCAGCAGGTGCAATGCTTCAAGGCAATGACCCCATGAGAGGGCTAGGTGCTGCGGGTGCTGCGTTTGCTAGTTCGTACGCTCCTGCACTGGCTGCTAAGCGTCGGGCAGACCAATCCTTTACTGAGATGAACATCAACTTAGCCAGAGCCCAACGTGCTGAAAAACAAGGCTTGCTTAAAGAGGCTGATGCTTATACACAAAGTGCAGAAGCTAATAGGATTAACGCATACAAAGCAGACACCGCAGCACGTAAATTGAGTCTTGATTCCTTGCCTCGTGCAATGCGGGCACTTAAGCCGGTCATTCCTAAACCTGCGGCAATACCTAAACCCAGCGATATGGCTTTGGCGGTAGATGCTCGTGTGGCTGAGCTTACAGGTAATGGTATGGACCCGATTAAAGCAAGGGCCCAAGCGTTTAAGGAAATAGGCACGCAGTTCCATCCTGCACCAATTGCCGCAGGCATCTCCGCAACAGCGATGGGCGAAAGGTCTGCTGCCCAGATAGCCGCCGATGAAGAGAAACAACGGAAAGAGATTGCGGAAAAACGAGACGCAGCACGGTTGCTGTTGGAGAAAGAAGTTGATGCTTCGCTTACGCCAGTAAAACTTATGGAGTACCCTGAGTACGCGGAGGCAATGAAATATTTTGGTAAAACCCCTCCCGCTGGCGTACTTACCCCAGCAGAAGTTAGGGAAAAGATTAAAAAGACTGAAGTAGAACGCCGTGCAGGTGCGCGTCCGTCTGCTAGTGGTGAGGGTGCGGGTAGTGGTGCTGGTGCTGGTGCTGGTGGGGCTATAGCACTTCCTGCCAATGCAACGGCAGCAGCTTTAAAAGACGGACAGTTGTATAAAACTCCTCAAGGTGACGCAAAATGGAACGCTGCTAAACAGAAATTTGTAGCGCAATAAAGGGCTAGCATGGCAAAAGAATTCACTCTAGAGGAAGCACTAGCCCCTCCACCTAAAGCTGCGCCTAAAGCCGCCCCCAAAGAATTTACCTTAGAAGAAGCATTAGCTACTCCCGCCGCCGCTCCCGCCGCTACCTCAACCGCTGCACAAAACCGGGCCGACGCACAAGCTAGGCAGGATGCAGCTTCCCAAGGGCTGGAGCAAATCTCTACCCCCCAAGCGGAGTTGGCTGATGCAGAGAGAAATGTTGCTGCGCTTACCAGAGAACTGCGACGCAAAGGAGTAGATGCTGGGCCCCGCCCTGCTATTGGTAGCACCAAGGCCGGAGACTTTCTACTCGCTCAAGGAGCCAAAGCCCAAGGCCAGCAACCCGCCGACGTTGTTGTTCCTCCCCCTGTTGCCCCTCCCCCTGCGGTAACCCCCCAGCTTGCTCCTAAACCTGTGGATGCAGTGGCTGCTGCACGGGCGGCTATACCGCTTGGAGCTAGCCCTAAGTTCATAGAAAGTATGCGGGCTGAGCTATACCAACTGCCCCCTGAACAACGCGCTGCTGCAATACAGCAGGTCATAAAAGAGTACGGCAAAGACTCGCTCAAAGGGCGTGTAGTAAGTTTCATAGCAGCAGAAAATGCGGCGCTAAACAAAGCAACAAACAAAACCCCCGCACTGGAATCACGGTTGGGCACAGCTATGGGGCTCAAACAAGAAGCCCCTGTTACAGGTTACATCCCCAACGCTATTCAAAAATTAAGCCCTCGAATAGAAGAGGTCACCCAAGAACTGATAGACCAAGGAGTACGTGCCGATATTGCTCCGGGCATTGCTGCAAATAGGATTGCATTTGGGGTTGCTAACCAGCCTATGGCCTTTGCTGACCGTGATGTAGTCGGCGAACAAGCTGCTGCCGCTGCGGAACAACAAGCCAAAGAACTCAAAGATGCCGGGATGACCAAGCGTGTTGGTGCTGGGGCTTTGTCGGGGACTAAGAAAAGCCTTGCTGGATTGACTCAGTTTGGGGCGGACCTTTGGGGGGATAAAGCTTTCTCCCAAGAACTAGCAAACACCCAACGGATAGAAGGCGCTAAGTCTGCTGCAATTCCCCAAGGCGAAGGTATCTTCGAGAAGTCATTTCAAGGGGCGGCTACAAGTCTTGCAAGTCAAGCACCTTTTATGGCATTGAGCGCATTGACAGGTTCATCAGTTCCCATATTAGCGCAAGCAGCACTTCAACAATTTGGAGACTCCTACGGGGAAGGTAAGGCTGCGGGGTTAAGCACCACGCAAGCTAGTCTACGGGCAGCACCAATGGCTGCGGCAGAAGTGTTTTTTGAACGCTTTGGTATGACCAAAGCAATGGCGGGGCTGAAATCTTTTGTTGCTGAACATGGTGGGGCCAACATAGCTAAGTACGTAGCCAAGGCTATAGCAGAAGAAATTCCTTCCGAACTAGCTACTACTGCGTCGCAATACGTAACAGATGTACTGCCCGGCATAGGGATGAATAAAAACCCTAGCCTTATTGACTTGTACAACCAGCTAGAAGAAACACTACGTCAGACAGTATTGCAAGCCGGAGTTACCGGGGGTGTAACTATTGCCGGGGTTAAGGGTGTTCAAGGTGCTAAGGCTACCCCCCAAGCAATAGATGCAGCAAAAGAAAGGCTTCGTGAAACCTCCAACAAGATAGTCGGCATTGAGAAGACCAACGAACTACTCGGCCCCCGCGAAGGTGCTTACGAACGTCCGGGGGAAATAAGCCAAGCAAAGCTTATGGCCGAAATGCGAAGGGTTCCGTTTGCCTCTAGTTCAGGTGCTTTAAACGCACCTCCGGCAGAAAAAGCCGCCGCTGAACCCAAACTAGGTAACCTAGAAAACGTGGGTATGCGGGAAGAGGAAGAACCCAAACTAGGTAACCTAGAGAACGTGCGGGCTGGGGAAGAACCTCCATTCGCTAAAGGCAAAGCTGCGCCTACAGCCGAAGACACCGAAGCAAAGGTAAATGCTGTTGCCGAGAGATTGCGTTCACGGGGCATACCTAGAGAGAATGCGTTGCGCATAGCGCAGAGGCAAGTTGCGGAAGAACAAGCCAAAGGAGCCAAAGATGTTGCAGGAACTGAGCCCCCTCCAAGTGGAGAGAGCACTAGCGTGGCTAGTGAGCCCGGAGCAAAGACCCCCGGAGGACTTGAAACACCTGCACGAGATGGAGTGGTTCCTGTTGAACCGAATGCTGGAGTGTCTGATGCAGGAAAAGCACCAGAGCCCGCTGCACTGAAAGAAACTAAAGCCGAAGAAAGAACCCCAAGTGGCACTGAAACCGTTGAAGCCAAGCAAACAGAAACGCAAGAACAAGAAGCACCCGCTGCCCCAGTAAAAATCAGAAAAACTGAACCCGTAGTAAATGAAAATGGCGCATTTATCCCCGCAAAGGAAAAAGGGGGAGAACTAGAAACCACTGCGCATTTCAAGGTACTAGACGAAGACAACGATATATCAGACAACCTTGTTGGCGCTACCATGATAACGGGCATGGGGGCTACTAAAGAAGGGCAGGGCGAAGGGTCTAAGCTACTCAAGGCGATTACTGCTTGGGCTGATGCTAACGGTAAAAAATTGGTACTTGTACCTGCGGCGTCCCCTAAAGGCGAACGTGGGCTTTCTCAAGAACAACTAAAAGCATGGTACGCCCGAAACGGATTTGAAGACCGCATCGACTACATGGTACGGGAACCCGGCGGTAAAAAAACTGAAGCCCCCGCAGCAATCAAGCCCGCCAAGCTCGGCAAAGAAGTACACACGACCCCGCAGAACGCTGAGGGCAAGTGGAGCCACGCAATAAACGGCGAGGTGGTTGAAACCTACGACACCAAGCGCCAAGCAACTGCTGCAATGCTGTTGGACAAGGCCAAGAAAACGGGCAACGAGGAACTGATTGCCCAACGACAGAAAGTTTTTGATGAGGCGCTGAACCCCCAGCAACGAGGCCGACCACCAAAAATTATTCCGCTTGAAACACCAAAGGCAGAGGAAACTAAGGCTGAAGCACTGAAGGCAGAAGAAGCTAATGCCGCTGAGAAAAAACCCACCGCTGAAGAAAAATTTGAGGCAAGAGCTAAGGCTAACGTAGAAGCGAACCAAAAAGCCATGGCGGAGAAAGCTAAGGCCGATGCCGAAGCAAAAGCTAAAGCCGACGCAAGGGCTGAGGAAGAAGTAGACGAGGAGCAAGAGCAAGCTCTTCGGGAAAAAGCTGAAGCTGAAATAGACGCTGGGCCTATTGGTGAGGCACTGCGCCGCATTGAAGACGGTGACCGGGTTGAGACCAAAGCACAACTACGCCCCTTCATGTTCAAGCTGGAGAAAAACGGCGTACTCGATGACATCAGTGACATTCAAGAAGCCCTGAGTGACCGTGAGCAGACTGCTGATGACGTGCTCGACATGATGCGTGACCAGCTTGAAACCGCTAGAGACGATGCAGTAGACGAGCGCATCGACGAACTTAGAGAAGAAGCGGAACAAGAAGTGGAAGCCGGAGACTTAACTAGTAAAAGTATGCTGGGCGTAAACGCTGAAGTGCATGAAGAAGCACCATACTTAAAAGACAACGGTCGAACTTTAGACTTAATTGTAAATGGAAAAGTTACTGAAACATTTGAGTTAGTAAGCCAAGGTTTGTGGAACGCTTTTAAGGGTAAGCCTGAAGCGCAAGAAAACCTATTACGAAATAATGACGCCAGAAAAGTTAATGAACAAGCGCAAAAAGCATTAAAAACTGCAACATTTAAACACAAAGAATTAGCGCCTTTAAGTCGTATGGAACTAGGTGCGCTTAAAGCTATTAACGAAAACAATATAGAAGAACTGCGTTTGTATAACATAGGTGCGCAAAACGGCGCTGTTAGAGAATCTATTGCGACTTTAATTTTCCAAGCCCTTCATGAACCCGGCAAACCATTACGTAAGGACAGACTTACGGACATGGCGGCAAACAATAATACTAGGGGGGTTGCAACTGTTCTAAAGTACGCCCCTGCTTCAATGCTTGAAGGTGTAGATATACCTAAGCCTGCTGAAGCAGAACAACCCAAATTTGGTGTAGCCCCTGCCGCTAAAGCAACCGAACCCAAACCCAATCTAACGCTCGAAGAAAGAGAGCGGCTGGCAGAGCTTGAGGACTTGCACAACAACGCCACCAACAACCCAAACACCGAGAGCGGTAAGGCAGCGGCTAAAACTCTTGCGCGTATTACCAAGGATTTTGACGAGCCCAAAGTTGTGCGTGAGCGGGCCAAGGCAATGTTGTCGGGTGAGTACTCCACACTGGCTATTCAAGCTGCACAGGGTAAGAAAGACCTAGCGTTTAGCAAGTTCACTACTTCCAGTCAGACCCTATCGCACATCATAAAAACCGGCACGGATTTCCAGAAGAGACTGGCCCGCCGACTGCGTAGCACTGTGCGCGGCGTGAAGATGGTGGTGGTTGAGAAGGGTCAAGAATTACCAGCAAGCGTAGCTGCGGTTAAGGCTAAGTGGGATAGAGCCCTTGCCATGTACAACACCGAGGAAAAAGTTGTCTACACCAAGGGTGAATCCTACGGCAGGACCAACGGCCTGAACGCTGTTGTGCAGCTACACGAGCTATTCCACGGGGCTACATCCCAGAAGATACGCACTGCACTGGCCTACATGAAGATGGGTCGGCATCTAGACTCCCAGATGGTCGCGGCGGTCAAAGGGCTGCAAAAAATAATGGACACCGCTAGAGCGGAGCTAAACAAGCAGATTGAAGCAGGTACTGTAGACCCGGATGTGCACAGCCTAGCTGTCTATGGTGAAGCGTTCACCAACCTCCATGAGTTTGTATCTTACGGGAACACTGATGCTAAGCTGCAAGAGTTCCTTAAAAGTGTGAAAGGGTTTGAAAAAGACAAGGGGTTGTTCTCGCCATTTGTTGATGGCCTACGCCGCTTGATGGGTGTAGCAAAAGAAGATGCTAATGCACTGTCTGACCTCGTCCAGCACACCGACCAACTCATAAGCTCACGTAGACCGGGCGGCTGGGGTTTCCCAGAAGTAGAGACTCTTGCGTCGGCTGCAATACCACCAAGTCCGGGGGATAGAACCCAAGCGCAATTAGATAAAGACTCTGCTAAGGCTTGGGGCAAAGTGGACGCCTCCCAAAAAGGACAGGAAAGGGCTGCTGCGCTTAGTAGTCTTATGGCCCTGCGAGACCCTCGCGTTATTTGGGCACGACTCGAAGGTGTATGGGACAAGCTAGATAACCCAACACGTAAAGCTATTGCGTTGACCTTTGACCGTAACGGCATTGCCAGCACTATAGGTAAGCACATCCCAGCGTTGCACGAAATAGCCGACCGCCTCCAAAGAATGGACGGTATGGCAGCTAGCATACGAGCAGGAGCAGCACAGCAGGCTGGTATGGTTGTGAACTTTGCCCGAAAAAACCGCAAAGCTATGAAGGTGCTTGACCGACTACTACCGGCTTCAACCCTTCTTAGATACGACCCTGCAAACCCACCGGCAAGCGGAATCCGGGATACAGCAACGGATGAAGCCTATGCGTCTTTGAAACCAGCGGGCCAACGGGTGTACCGTGAGATTCGGGATTACTTTGCGGACATGTACAGCACAGCACGGGACATCATGGAGTCCAGTGTTGACGCACTAGACCTACCCGTAGAGGCAAAACAAAAATTAATGGCTAGCATCCGGCTGGCGTTTGAAGAAGGAAAAATTGAGCCGTACTTACCACTCATGCGCTACGGTGACTACATTTTCCGCATCAAGCAACGGGGTGCTGACGATTATGAATCCTTTAGGTTTGAAACCAAAGCCGAGCGTGATTTTGCAGCTAGGGCGTACGCCAAAGAACAAGGTGCTGCGCTAGAAGACCTTGACGTACAGTTAGCAAAAGACAGGGGCGGGAAAGAACAGCGGGGTATTGTTGAGGGCAATAGCAAGCTGCTGAAGGAGATGTATGAGGCCATAGACTCTATGGACACGGCTGACTCCAACGCCAAGGCAAAACTGAAAGACAACATGTATCAGGTCTACCTAGACTTGATGCCTGAAGAAAGCGTACGCAAACAGTTCATACACCGCGAAGAAGTTGTCGGCTTTAGCACTGACACGCTACGGATGATTAACACCCAAGGCATCAAGCTAGCTAGTGCCCTGTCTAAGCTTCAATACGGTAACGAGCTACGCAATCTGTCTGAGCAAGCCAACCGGCAACTTGAGGGTAAAGAGCAATACGAAGACTTTGTTGGCGCAATGGATGCGGTTATTGATGAGGCATTAAACCCCAAACCACTTGGCCCTGTTGCTGGGTTCTTTGACCCAGTGACTAAGCAATGGACGAAATTTACGTTCATTCACAACTTGACGAGCCTATCGTCCGCCCTAATGCAGCCAGCGGATATTATCTTGACTGCTTCACCTGTATTAGTCGGTAACCACGGGCCCAAAGCCCTAGTTGAACTGACCAAGATGGCTAACGTGGTTAAGCAGTTTGGTGTGTGGGAGACCCTACCTGATGGGACTAAACGGTTCCGTGCACCAAGCATTGCATATGCAAAGGGACTGCCCGATATAGAGCTTAAAGCTATTGCTGACATGGTGGGCGAGTACGGCCTTAGTACCGACACGCTTGCCAATGAGATTTTTGATGCTGCCACAAAACCTGTAAACAAGGCTGACCCCAAAGCGGTAGAGCTTGCAAAGGATGCAGCCCACATGCTTGTTTTTGGCGGGTTGATGCACCATACCGAACGCCTTTCGCGTGAGATTACAGGTGTGGTTGCGTTCCGTTTGCACTACGCAGAGATGGAGAAAGCTTCTCCCGGTAACCCAGCTAACTACGCCAACGCTGTCAGGGCTGCTGTAGCTGAAGCCAATGAAGCACTAGGTGACTACAGCCCCGGTAATCGCCCGCAAATCATGCGCGGCCCTATAGGGAAGCTAGTAAGTACTTACAAGTTTTTCCCGCTTACACGTATCAAGCTGCTTGGAGGGAACTTCTTCAGGATGATTCCGTTCCTTAACAAGGAAGGAAAGATTGCCGCAGCCACTAAGTTCTTTGGCATCTTGGGTACGCACAGCATACTTACCGGAGTAGTCGGCCTACCCATGTACGGAATCATACAGGCGTTGTGGGGTCAGTGGCAGAAGGATGATGATGCTCCGCAAACCATGAAAGACCTTGACCATGACACATGGTGGCGTACTGACTATTTGCGCAATGAGTTAGGTGACGGAGAAGTAGCTAAGCTACTTGGAGAAATAGCTAAAGGTGGCGTGCTTAACTATGCAACAGGCATGGCTATCTCTGAACGTCTTGGGTTGGACAACATGGTGTTCCGTACCCCAGACCCGGGTAAGAACCTAAAGGAATCTGTAGCAAACTATGCGGAAGCATTTTTTGGTGCGCAGTTGACCCCTATCAGAGCAACACAAGACTCATGGAACTACTATTCCCAAGGTGAGTATCAGAAAGCCTTTGAATCCCTCCCATTCATGCCTAAGTCCATAAGCGCACTGTCGGCAACGGAACGCATTTCTCGTGAAGGTATAGAGACCAAACAAGGTATGCCACTCTTGGACAAGGGTACAGTGACTACAAAAGAACTCATTGGGCAAGCTCTTGGTTTTCAATCAGCGCGTGTTGCAGAAGCACAGAGGATTGCCCATGCTACGGACGTAATAGAGCGGGGCATCAGCGGTGAGAAACAAGCCATAGTAGGTAAAGCAGCCACCATGTTCTTGAAGGCTATCAATCCGAACAGAGACCCAGAAGACCGGCAACGCTTCTTGAACATGTACCTAGAGACCTTCCAAGAGATACCTAAGTTCAACGTGAAGTACCCTGAGCACGGTATTGACGGCAAAGAGATTGACGCCAAAATTAACGCCGAGTTGGAAAAGATCGCTGCTTCTAAAATGTTTGGCGGAGTGAAAATCAACGACAACAATATCCGGTTGTTCATCCAAGCGGCTTTGGCATCTAGGGAAGCACTCAACAACCCGAAATAAAAAACCCCCGGTTTTTGGCCGGGGGTAAGGGAAGTACCACTTCCAAGGAGGAGCAAACGCTACCAGTGTAGCTCAAGTCCTCCAGACCCGCAAGCCCTTCACTCCATCCATGATGACCACCTTGGTGATGATGGGTATCTTCAGCCGTTTTGTGACCACAGCCAACGTAGCCCGCGCCGCCTTGTGGTCGATGCAGGGGATGAAAAATGAATAGCCCTTGCGGAACTTGGACCAATCAACTCTGTACGCTACTGTCTCGATTTTCATCTGTGCCCAGTATGGCTTCTACCCGTAGGGTCTCGTCGGCAGAAGTATCAAACTTCAGAACGCGCACAGCAGGGGACACAATCTTCATGCCCTTGGACATGCGCTTGTTGGTAGCCTCTAGGAAAATCCCAAGGTCAGCTAGCTTCCTCAGTAGCTCTTTGTAGCCCGTCTGCTGCTTGACGCAGAAGACCTTGAACTGCTTGGCCGATATGTAGAGGTGCTTGGTGTCTGGTTCGTAGCGTATGAGCAACTCCCCTCGTGGCTCCAGCGTCGGCAGTGCCGACAGGTTACTTCGGGAATCGACCTCACCGTTGACCACCAGCGTGTTGTAGATGTGCCCGTTAATGAACTCACCCAGCGTAGAGATGGGGGACAGACTAGGAGGCTTCACATCTATGCGCATCTCGCCCAGCATACCCTTCAACCAGCCGTATACGTTGCCCATGTGGTAGTCATGTAGTCCTAGCTCCTTGGCAATCAAGCCACCGGCAATGTTGCATGCCGACTGCGCAGACCAAAAGCGTTCCCGTGAGGTGAACTGGACTTCCTTGTCGATGCGGGCCTGTACTTTGCGCACGAGGTCTTGGCAGTACTCAAGGTTGTTGACCAAGAAGCTGATGTAGATTTCCCCAGCGTGGCCGTAGTTCTCGTTCAGTTGGTGGTCAAACATCTGCTTGCCGAGGGCTACGCCGATTACGTCGTTCGGCTCAATCTTGTACTCCAGCAGACGCACAGACTCACCATCCGGTGTGTTCTTCAGTTCACCCAACTTCTCGTAGAAGCTGCAATTTGCTGAGGCCAAAGTCATGTTGTTCCATGAGGTGTTGTTAAGCCGCATGCCGTTGACGTTGCCCCTCAAACGGTTTTTGCCCCGCCCGTGGCTGATACCGTAAGCCAAGTCAGAGAACTCCGCACTCGTCATGTTGGTAATCTCGTCGATGGTGTTGGGCAGGTTGTTCATTACCCCTAGCTGCTGCATCTTGGCGTTGAGCGTGTCCTTCTCAATCCCCATTAGTTCTTTAGGCTGGCCATACACGCTATTACACATACGCAGAATGGTGGACTTCCCCGACCCAGCCATCTCATAGATGACGTTGATGATTGCCCCATCCAAGCCCGTGAACTTCATCAGTGGCGAACCAAACGCAGTCAGAGCAGCAAACGCATGCGGCTCCATTCCTGGAAGGGCGTACAGGTTGAACACTTCCTTCCACTTCTCCATAGTGCCCTTGGTGTGAATCTTCTCGGCAAAGAATTCTGTTGCCTCCGACGGTGGGCTGTAGTACGTACCGTCCTTGGTAATCTCCTTGTCGCCCATGATGAACTTGCTATCGTTCTCTACCCATCCAAATTGTGTTCTCATAATGTCTGCTTTCTTTGTGTACTGCATGTTTTTAACAAAAGTCACCACGTAAACAGCTAGGTTCTCGTACTGCTTGTGGTGGGCCATGACTCCTTGCTGAGCCAATGCTTTACGCAACTCATCCTTGGACGATATAGCTGCGGTGGATATGGAAAATTCTCTGATGCCATCGTGTGGCAGGTGCAGCCTAAACAATATGACTTCACCCGCTTGAGGGTCGCGCATACGTTTAACCACGTAAAAATCATGTTCATAGACCAGCAAAGGGTCTGCTTCTTCATCGTCGGCGCGTCGATAGACACCACCGTTTTTCCCGCGAAAAAATGGGAACGGATACTCAGGTATGTTTATGGTTACCTGCTTACCCTCTTCAACTTCAACAACCACCTCATTATCTTCATCGTCGGCTTTCTCTATCTCTACCCCCAACACAATCGGGGATTTAATTTTGCCCTTGTGCACACAACCATCGCACCCGCTGGGGTTCTGCTTCTCAAACGTAGTGCAGTGGTGTGGCCCACCTTTGGTCAGCAAATTGTGTACCTTGACCTCAACCTCGTAAGGGTCGTAGTTGGGGTATTGGTCTGACATCTTCTTGGTCGCGCTATCTTTGTCTACGCAGAACGCAGCAATCGACAGGGCTGAACGCCACAAGGGTTCCTCAAGGGTTGCTTGGTTCTCAAAGCAATGAATCAGTTGGTTGCAGCCTTCGCCCTTGGCCGACTTCATCATTATGGTTTTGAACCGCTTGACCTTGTTTGCCATCAACGCTTCCATCATCGGGCTCATAGAGCTTGGAATGAAGTCAGGCTTCTCAGGCTTGGGGTCAGGCGCACCCAGCAACTCTTTCATTTGCGCATACGGGATGCGCACAGTATCGGAGTTCAACACCTCTACAGGCATTGGCTCTTCGTTCTTGAAGTTGTATGTGTTGGGGATACGTAGGACTCGTGATGCTTCAAACACCGACGAATCAACGATGAGACCCTTCTCTACACACAACTCACGTAGCCGACCCGATAGCGGCTCCCACTCTGCGCGGGACACCGTTTCTTCAAGCAGCCAGTAGGCATGAATCCCGTAACCGGAACTCACTAGGATTGGCCTTGGTAGGCCGACAACCTTGCAAAACTTCTGAAACTCAACAAGCCCAGTTTGCTGGTCGATGTAACCCTTGACCCTGCCCTTTTCATCGGGCTCGGCCTTCGTGGGGCCGCAGTCAATATCCATCCACAGTGCGCGGAAGTAGGTGGCGTTCTCGTGCGTGCGGTTGTTCAGAGGGCCGTACTTGGCGCACCCAAAATACACATCAGCTTTGCGCTCTACAAACTTCTCAACTAACTTGTCAACCTCTTCTCGTGTATCTGCAAATTGCTGGTCTACGTACCTACCAATCCCTAACACGCAGTACCTTCCCCCTACGGGAAGAACCGCATCCAGCAAGTCAAAGTTGGACATGTACTATTTGCGCTTCTTGAGCTTTTCTATGTAGCTAAAGAGGCTGTTGTTCATGGAAGCGGTGGGGGTAGTTACCCCCCAAAACCAGTTGTAAACCGTCATACGGCTTACGTTCAGGTATCTCGCTACCTCACTAACAGGCACCCCATGCTTGATACATAGGCGACCCAAGGTTACGCCCAAAGATTTAGCGTCGGCCTTTTTATTGGCGTCCACCAATCTTTGGCTGTAACCATAACTCATGCTTTATTCCTCGTCAGTCCAAGCTGCCACTACAGAATCCAAGTTCTTCTTGGCAGTGACAGCAGGTTCGGCTGCTTTCTTAGACTCGCGCTTCTTTGGCTCATCAAAAGGTGGTTCATCCGCAACCGGAGCTTGGGCTTTTGGTGGCTCAGCTACACGTACTGGTGCTTCCAACTTCGGCGCACGGGCGGATGCGTCGGCTTGATACGGAGTCAACACAACCATCTTTTGCACCGCAGGTAACGCAGCCACTTTGCTTGTGACACCGTGCTCATGCTTGTTAATAAACCGCACAGGGGTGAACAACACCGACTGGTTGTCATTGTCCTCGTTGAAGCTCATCTGTGTAACCACGTAGTCCAAGCTCTTGCCGTTGTTAGCAAGGTACTTGGTATAGCTCTCAAACGGGTGGGTGTTGTCGCCGACGCTATCACCGAACAACGACTTGGAAGCCAAGTTCATCTGATAGACCTCACCCTCAAGCGAAGTACCAAAGTCTTCTTCCAGCGTCACCGCAATACGGCGCGAGTAGCGGCATGCCTTGGAGTTGCCCATACCCGAACCCTTGATGTTCTGCTGGCATCCATCGCAACGGTCAGCTTGGGGGTTTGCTGAACCAGCATCAGGCGCAGTACCGTCATTGGAGAAGCAGTCGGGCGCAGTCGGCTCGGCATCGGGAGTCCATGCTTGTGCGTAAAAGATACGCCCAACTTTGGGGGATGCATTGACCACGATGACGTTAAGGTTGCCCTTAATTTTGCCCATCTCTTCGCCGCCGACCATCTTACGAAAGAGGCCGTTTTTCGGCACAATGCGCTTGACACCAGTACGACCAGCGAGTTGTTTTGTAAGCTCACTGACCCCAGCGGTTTGCAGGAAGTCGGGGAGGTCTTGGTTTAGTAAAGCAATATTGCTCATTTCAGTTTTCCTTTGAACGTCTAACAACCACGGAATAAGAATTCTCCACGTTGAGGCCAACGGGATACAGGTCTGGATTCTCTGCAAGAAAGTCCTTCATGTTGGTTTGATGAAGTCGTTTCTCCAGTAGGCCGAATGCACCCTGTTCTTCGATGAACGTGTACATAGAATCCCAATCATTTGTCCAGTACCGTGACTTTACTGAACGCATAATCGTGCCGTGTGGGGTCTTGATGCTGTCGGCTCCGATGCGCTTGCATGCTTCAAGCATCTCATCTGCGATTACCTGCATCTGCTCTTCGAGGCCCTTGTCTTTCTCCTCGAACTCTTTCTTAGCCGTAGCCCGCTTGTCGCGTATCTTGATATACACGGCAGCTAGCTTGTCCATGTCAACGGAGGTGGTTTCCTCCTGAACTGCTTCGTCCATTGTTTACTCCTGTAGTTAATGGGAGAAGAACTATACCATAACTTTTGACATTGTCAACGAGTTTCTGAAGAAATTTCTTGTCGGTATAAGTCTATGATTTTGCTGTGGTTTTCGATGTTGCCTTGCAACATGCGGTATATCTTGGCCTCAACCGGACTGCCTGTGATGTGCACTACGGTCATGTTGTTGACCTGACCGGGGCGGTCGATACGTGCGTTGGCTTGCAGGTAGGTTTCCACGCTGGTACAAGGAGCGTACCAAATAATTGTGTTCGCCGCCGTTAGGGTTAACCCGTGAGATGCAGCTTGGGGTTGGATGAGCAACACCTTGGTTGTGGGCTGTTCTTGGAACCGCTTAACGATGTTGGAACGGTTGTTAACACTGACGCTCCCGTTGATGACTTCACACGTTATGCCGTTCTTGGTCAGGTGTTTCTCCAGTAACTCTATGGTGTGAGTAAAGGGCACAAACACCAGCACCTTGTGGCTTGACTCCTCAATGACTTCCTGCACCACATTCAACCGACTGCTCACATCAAACTCGATGACTTCGCCCTTGTCGGTATACACCGCACCACCGGCAATTTGCAGCAGCTTGCTTATCTGTACCGCAGCGTTGACCGCGCTCACTTCTTCCCCGTCGGCTTCGATAAGCATTTGCTTCTTCAGGGTGTTGTAGTACTTAAGCTGTTGCGGCGACATTCGTACATCCCGCTCGGCAAAAACAACCGGAGGTAAGTCAAGACACTGCTTCTTCTCAAACCTGATAGCGGGCTGAAGAATCTTGTGTACGATGTCTTTTGCATTGGGCTTAGGGACCCAGCGGTACATGCTTACCTTGGTCATCACCGTGTCCTTGAACTGCCCGAAGAACGGCGACACAGCTTTGGGGTTGACTAACTTAGCTAGTCCGTAAGCATCCACAGGAGACTGCGCAGCGGGTGTACCCGTAAGCATCCACAACCCCTTGATGGACTTGTTCAGGTCACGCATGATTTTCCAGCGGGTTGTCTGCGCGTTCTTGTATGCGGATGCTTCATCCACCACAATCAAGTCAAAGCCGCCTTCGAGGATTTCCTTCTTGACGATGCCGACCCCATCGAAGTTGATGATGACAAACTCCGCATTGCCCCCGATGATTTCTTTGCGCTTTTCTGCGCTGCCATAAGCTATCGAAACCGTGCGGTGGATAGCAAACTTAAATAGGTCACTTTGCCACGCCGACTTCATAATGGACAGGGGGCACACCACTAACACTCGTTTCACCAGACCAACCTGCATGAGGTAGTCCACGGCCCAAATCACTGATGCTGTCTTACCTGTACCTTGCTCGTTGAAGCAGAAGGCTCTTGGGTTTGCTAATAGGAACTCGGCTGTTAACTTCTGATGCGCGAACGGGGTGAACCCGTGTGGACGGGGCCACTCATACTCTGATAGGTTCATCTTCTTCCTTTGGTCTCAATCTAACTTGCATGGTTACCCAATCTACCTGTAGCTTCCCTGCTGCGCTCAAACGCTTGAAGGCAAGGGACAACGCTTCGTTACCGTCTACTGCCTCTATCGTATGCCAATCTCTCCCAAGTATCAGCAGCCATATACCCTCGTCCGTCATTTCTTCGGCTTGTTGACTTTGACCGTGTGGTCTGAGTTGCGGGTGAAAGAGCGGTTGGCACTTGGGCTTTTCAGCTTCAGATTACCCGCAGCGTTTGTGCCGCCTTTGGATAGGGGGACTGCATGGTCAATGTCTTTACCGGCTCGGTCAACACCCTTTTTATCCATCTCGGTGCGGGCGCGTTGACGCTCAAGGCGGGGCTTCTCTTCGCCTCGGTCTAGCTGTTGTTGGTATTCCTTTTTGTAGGGGCGGGGTTTGTTTACGTAGGGCATGATTAACTCCTGTTGTACTCACATGACTTTACCGCACAGAACTTGCACAGCGGCCCGCTGATGGGGTTCCACACCCCGTTCTTTACCGCTGCCTCGATACGGGCAACGTCTTGTGATGGCTTTTCTAAATACTTAGCCATCATTTCTCTGTAGTGCTCGGCCTTAATCATCTCCTTGCTCACCACAAAGATAAGGGCGGACTTCACCTTCTCCAGCTTCGGGAACTTGGCAAACAGGCCACAAGCTACGATGTCTAGTTGCTTCACATCCGCATATCTCGCACTCTTGCTTGTCTTGTAATCTACTGAATGGGCTATCCCCTTCTCCTGATTGATAACTACCAAATCGGCTATCCCACGCCACCATACATTCGGCGCAGCGAAGTCGCACGCCTCTAAGTCCTTGGTCAACCCCAGCTTCACTTCGCATAACTTTTCTCCTTCCACTTTCTTGAGTGCGTCCAACGTAGGCTTCATGTATTCAAAGGCGGGGGGAACTGGCACATCGTCGCGGATGTATTCCTCGGCCACCGTGTGAGCGGTCTTGCCATACAGCGTAGCTTGCGTATCGGGTTCAACAACGTCCTTGGCTATCTTGGTGTGGTAGTACTTCCTTGGACATTGCTGAAACGTCTTTAGGCTGCTGAATGACCAGACTATGGGTTTCATTTTGTTCCTTGTTGCCCGTGTTCAAACCTTGCGGCTCGGGCAGCGGCGTATGCCTCCACTACTTTAGGGTAGTGCTTAGCTGTATATACTTGCCTCATATCAATCCCCCAATTGTCTCCTTCGTGGTCCAAACCATACACGGGCTCTACA